CCTGCCCCGCCGTCGACGATTGAGACGCCGGTGCCCGCCGTCAATACGCGCTCATCGGTCAGCGTCGGGTCTGACACCAGCATGACGTAGGCCGCATCCGTCGGGGCGCTTCCGCTGGCCAGCGAATCCACCAGCGCGAACAGCCGTTCAAACTGTCGAATCGCCTCGGCATTGCCGTGGCAGATGGTGGCGAGTTGGTCGCGCGAGAGCCTCAAGGCGCCCGCCATCAGACGGCCAGCCCTTCGGCCTCAATCTCAAGGCGCATGACGCCCAAGTGCGCGTCTGACGTGCCCTGGAACCGCTGCCCACGGAAGCCACGCATGAACCCATTGCGGAGCCACACAAGGCGCTGCGCGCGTTCACCGATGGCGCCAGCGCGGATGCTCTTTGGCTGGCTCCACTGCACGCCGTCGACCGTGTAGGACGTGGCGATTGTGGGGTCTTCGCCAAGCGCCGTCCGGCCAGCGAGGGCGACCAGCTCCAGCCGGTGGATGATGGCGCCCCGGCTCTCGTTGTAGGCGAAGACCGTCTGGAACTCCCACGAGACGGTCTCACCCCAATGGGTGCTGATGGTCTGGTCGGTGTAGCCGATGCGGGCGCTGTTCGGGTCGCCGATGTTCCATCGGTCGTAGCACCACACGAAGAAGCGAGCGCGATAGAGCCCAAAGCCCGTCAGCGTCGTCGACAGCGTGAACCACACCGCCGCCTTGACCGCCTGGGTCGCCGCCATGTCGTAGACCATGCAGCGGTCTGGGAGGTGAACGTAGAGGTGGGAATGCCCGTTGTCGTTGCGCGCCTCAAGGACCGACAACGCCAACTGTTGTTCTGTGAACTCACCAAGGATGCGGTCGATCTCGACGGTGCTGATCTTGGTGCTGGACCCGTTGGTGGCGATGTACACGCCGGGCTGTTCGTTGCGGCCGCTGCCGATGAAGGCCACGGCCTCCTCATAGACACAGCACGCTTTCGCACCAACACACCCGCGCATGACCTGCGCGCCTTCGATGCGCTGGAAGGGGAAGCCGGTCCCGCCGACGTTGTCGAACATCTCGATCGTGTAGCGGTTGAGGGCGATCGGCTCGTTGCGGATCTTCAACAGCGCGATGATGGGATCGGGGTCCGCTTCGGCGCTGCCGTACTTGAGCGGGTCAACCGCCGTCGGGTCCGTCAGTTCGGTGACGACGAGGAACTCACCGTCCGAGGTCATGAAGTAGCCATCAACCCAGATGACGTCAGCGACGAAACCGAGGTCAGTGTCTGTGACCTGCGTCAGCGTGGCGCCGTCGTAGTAGTAGAGGCTGCCTGCGCTGGCGACGGCGAGGATGCCAACCGGGTACGTCGGCGACGAAGGCCCGTACGCCATCGACACGGGAGTCCCATCGCCCACGCTGCCGAGGTCGGTGTAGGTGCCGTCGGCGCTGATGGCGTAGAGGTTGGCGCCAATGACGCGGTATAGAATCCCAAGCCAGTTGATGCCGCCACGGGTCACGCCAGTGACGGCACCAACGGTGCCTACCTGCACAAGCCCGTCCCCTGGCCGGAGGTAGCCATCGCTGATGCCTGACGGCACCGGCGTCGGGACCATGTTCTTGGGATAGCTGATGCGGACGTCGGGGGCACCGGCGCTGGAGTACACACCGGAGATGACCGGGATCTGCATTCAGCCGATCCGCCAGTTGGTCCCATCGGCGTAGACGGGGACGTTGTTGGCGCCACCAGCCGCGACGACTGCACCGATACCAGCCGTCATGGCGGCATTGCTGTCAGTCACGAACTTGCGTTGGCCCTTGGTTGCGGCGGACCCGAGGGCGCCGACGGTCGTAGCCGTGGTCGTCAGGCTGGGGACGGTGGTCACGCCAGCGTCGAGGGTGCCGGTGATGGTCGCGAACGACACCGATGCGAGAAAGGAATCACCAGTGAGTGCCAGCCCGCCGCCGCCCTTGGCGTTGATGTCGATTCCAATATCTGTCGATGCACCACGGGCCAGCAGTTCGACGTTGGAACCGGCGTTTGCGTTGCTCAGAGACAGATGGTTGACCGCGAGCGTATCTGGCGATCCCAAGTAGAGGATCACATTTCCGCTGCCGTCGACGATCTGGTTGGCGATCTCAATGTCAGAGAAGGCGTATGCGCCAGCCGTGCAGTACCACGTCGACTGAAGCGCATTGAACCGCAAGGCGAAGAACCCATTTGCCGTCAACGACTCAGGTTCACCGAGCACGGTAGCGCCATTGCCAGTCACCGTGAGTGCAAGCAAATAGTTGCTGCACGTCACCACGATCTGCTGGCCATCGAAGCAATCGGCGACGGGCGGCAGCGTGATGGTGCCAGCGGCGAACGCACCAGTGGGGTTGATGATCATCCACACGTTGGTCGTCGCGGCCACCATCTGGAGGTTGAAGCCCGACGACGTCGGCGCGTTGATGATGGTGGTGAACTCAGGCGACGCAAAGGCGCTCTTGAAGTAGGTGACGAACTGCGACAGCGACGCCTTGCGAGCGGTGCCAGCATCGGAGTCGTAGACGGGGACTTGGTCGCCGCCAGCGAGGGCATCGATCGTGGACAGGTTGTTGATCGCCGTCATGTGGTCCTCATTCGAAATCAATCTCGCTGTCAGGACCCGCAAGAAGCGGATCAGACGGCTCAGGCATGAAGGGGTCATCAAAGCCACCGCGCCAGGGCTTGAGCCCAGCACCACGAGGGAGGGTGGAGGGAAACTGCATCTCGGGAATGCGAGCGGTGAACGTCGTGAGGCCAGCGATGGCAGCGCGCGCCGTGGCCAGCGTCTCAGCGCTGACGGTCTTGCCGTAGGATGGCGCCAGCCGCTTGGCGAGGTTCGTGATGATCGCCTCGTTGGCGGCCTCGGGAACCGACGTCACGGCGTCAACGTCGCTGCCCGCTTGCGTCGATGCGGAAGGGTACGAGACACGAATGCCCCGCACCTCCCACTGCGCCATCATGCTGTCGAGGCGACGCAGGGCGGACTGAAGATCGGCAGGCGTGAGGTCGTAGACGAAGTCGGCGAGGCCGATCTCCGTCAGTGCTGCCTCGATGTACTGCCGCTTAGTCCAGCCCATCAGCTATTGCTCCTCTGGAACGCAACGGCGTCCATGGCGTCAGCGTCGGATGCATCCTTGGAGGCGTGGGCTTCCATGATGCGTCCAGCCAGCCGCTCGTCGCTGTTGCGGCTGTCCAGCTTGACCCCGAGGCGCTTGGCCTCAGCTTCAAGCTCAGCGCGTGAGAGAGGGGCTGGGCTGGCGTCGTCACCAACCGAGCCAAGGTCTGGTGCTTCGGCAGCAGTCGGCGCGGGGATGGCGGGCGCTATGAACGCGGCGATGGCCTCGTCAATCGTGGCGAACCAGCCATCCGACAACGCACGGTCAAGGGCCGCTTGTGTCGGGCAGAGGATGCCTTTGATGGACGGGCGACGGTGCCCCGCCTTCTTGATGGCCTTGAAGACGTCACGAGGGAAGACCAACGGCTTCAGCATGGCTTCTCCCCCTTCCCCATCTTGCCCTTGCCAAACGGCATCGGCTTGGCGGCTGGTTTCTTCTTCGCGGGAGACTTCTTCGACGCCATGCACACTCCAAATGAAAGCCCCCGCCAGCGTACCACCGGCGGGGGCTCTTGTCGACGTCTCAGCCGATGCGGGTGGTCACGAACGTGTCGGCAGCGGTCTTCACCGTGCGGAACGTGCCTGCCGTGGTCGTGGCGACGGTGCCTAGGCCGGTCAGGGTGTGACCCGAGGCGGCAGCAGTCAGGGTGAACAGCGACGGGCCGGTGTTGATGACACCGAAGATGAAGCCCTCGCCGATGTCCCATTCGGTCGCAAGGTCCATGACGGCGCCGGTATCGACGGTGGCGACGACGGCAGCGGCACTGGTGCTGCTGATGCTGCCAGACAGGATCATGGCCGTGGTGACGGTGCCGGTGGCGTTGAGCGCAACCGCCGACCCCGCGCGCCCGGTCTCACGACGGAAGTCCTTGGAGAGCGGGGCAGTGCCGACCTCGACGTAGCAGTCGAAGGGCCCGATGTTGTTGACGACGGCGAAGCCGCCAGCGGTGACAGCGGCGGTCACCTCTTCCTCGTTCTCCACCGACACGGTGGCGACAGGGTTGGCGCTGTCGAGGACCTTGTCCTGCGCGGTCTGCAGGGCGTAGTTGGCTTTGCCTCGGGTGGCGATGGCGATTTTCTCGCCAGCGGGGACGGTCACCTTGAGTGAACCGTTGGGAGCGATGGTCTGGGACATGGGCGACTCCAATGATGCGAACAAAGAGAACAAGAAGAGGGGAAAGCGGGGGCTCGCTTGAGCCCCCGCTACAGGTCAGGGGACCTGATTGAAGGCCAGCGAACCGACCATCTCGGGGGCCAGCACGGTGACGCCCCACCGGGCGGTCAGGCGGTACTGGACCTTCGCGGGACCGATGAGGCCCTGCTTGAGCGCAACGAGCTGGATGCCGTTGGACAGGGTCGCGGTCATCTTGGCCATCCCAGCGTCTTCCGGCATGGCGATCAGGCTCGGCGTGAGCGCGATGGCGTCCTTGTGGAAGAAGTAGTTCTGGGGCGCGGCGTCGACGTTCAGGAACACCAGAGCGGTGTTGGCGGCGGGCGAACCGTCGGCGACGTTCTGGTACTGGCGGCCACCTTCACCGGGGCTCAAAGCCGAGATGAACGGGGGCGAGATGACGACGTCGGTGGCGGAACCAGCGACGGTGTCGACGACGACGTAGGTCTTCAGGCTGCCGGTACTTTCCTTGGTGATCGGGTGGATGTTGAAACAATCAGCCAGGGTGAAGCGGTCACCCACGGATACGCCGGTGTTGCTCGAGAGCGCGACCTGCTGACGGCGGCTGTCGACGTTCTGGGTTCCGTCGGCGCTGTCGAGGGTGCTGATCGGGGTCCACACGTTGCCACCGGCAAAGAGCGTGGACATCGTCAGACCAGCGCCACCAGCGGCGGCGGCTTGGTTCTTCGTGTACTGCTGGCGGTAGGTCTGGATGCCAGCGAGTTCGCCGACGAACGCCTGCCGAAGCGCCTTGACGCTGATGTCGCCGATGAGCGAGCGGCTGGCCTTGGACAGATCGTCGGCCATGTCGCGGTAGTCGGCGGGGTTGAGCACGATGCTGCGGTCGGCAGCCTTCACGCCGTTCTGGTCCAGCAGGGTCGCGACGTCGGCGAGATCGGCGAAGCCGGTGGCAACGCCGGTCTTCGGGATGAAGAGCGAGCCCCAACGGTTGATGGTGCTGATGATGGACAGGTTGATGTCGCTGGCCAGCTTCTCCATGGAAGCCTGGAAGAGCGACTTGTCCGCCAGCTTGTCGCGGAGTTCGAGGGCGTCGAGTTCGAAGAGCGCGCTCTTCATGTTGTTGACGCGCATCGGCACCGAAAGCTGAACCTTGCCGGCGAAGTTGGCGCTCTGGTCCAGACCGTCGTAGGACGTCTGGATCTGGGGGCGCGGAATCCAGACGGTGTCGCCGGAACGCTGCGCGTCCTGGGTGTCCATCTTCTTGACGGCGATCAGGCCCGCCATGTCGAGGGCGTCTTCAGCCGCAACGACCTGCTCAGCGAAGAGAACTTTCTCTTCCTTGGTGAATGCATTGGAACCCATGAATCACTTGTCTTTCTTTGCCCGAAGCGAGTTGACCAAGGCGGTCATGTCGTCGGACTTTTCGGCATCCTTCAGGATGCGTTCACGTGTGGTGCCCGACGTCGCGGCGGTGCCGTTGATCGTGCGGGCAGGCTTGGGAGGGGACTTCTTGGTGGTCACGGTGAGGGTGGTCTCCAGCTTGCCAATGCGCATGGCAAATTTGGCGAGGTCTTTGATGCCGGCGAGTTCGGCCAACTTGGCCTCGTCGTTGCCGAGAGCGATGACGAGCGCGGCGGGGTTTTCGGCCTCAAGCAAGATCTCCTGCTGGTACACGTCGAGAGTCGACGTCACAGCGGATTCGGCTTCCTTGAAGTCTGGTTCCTTGAAGGAACCCTGGCCCTCTCTGTAGCGGGTCAACTTCTTGGTGCGCTCTTCGGCTTGCCGAGTCTGCGCATGCCGTTGCTCTGCCTCTCCTGCCTCGGCTTGCGCCTTCTGCCTGAGCCACTTCTCCATGGCATCAGCGTACTTGTCGGCGTCAAAGTCGATCCCGTCGTCGTCCTGCTTCGGTCGAGGTCCGAGCACCCGTTTGGGTGGCGCCTTCAACTGAGCCAGCTCAGCTTCCAGCGCGTCAGCCTTGCGTTTCTGCTCTCGCAGCTTGAGGCGAACCTCACGGAAGACTGAACTTTCCTTCTCGGCCTCGGGCTTGGCGTCTCCGAACGTGGCAACGGTCTCTTCGACCTCTTCGGCTGCCCCCTCTGCTTCGCCTTCGCCTTCTGGCTGGGCCTCTGCTTCGGGCTGTTCCGGCTGCTCTTCGACGTCGTCAACGGCTTCGTTGCCGTCCTCTGGACTGACACTCATGTGTGACCTCTCACCGGATGGGCGGTGGACCCTGGAATCTCACCCCTACAGGGGCGGTGGGGGCATTGTAGCGCGAGAGTGCATTTAAGTGCAAGAGGCCCCGCAAACACGGGGCCTCTTGCACTAGATTGCGCTTGACTTTACCGACTGGAGCGCAACCCGTGAACGATCTCCACCGTCTCGGCCTCGGTCTTGGCGGTCTCGGCCACGCTCTTGCGGGTGTCAGCGGCAGCCTTCTGGGCGAGCGCCAGCGACTTCTGGGCCTCAGCATCGAGGAAAGCCGCCTGAGGGTCGGGCTTGGCGTTCTGCGCAGCCTGGGCCATCTCCTGCTGTTCCGCCTCGGTTGGCGTCTGCACGCCCATCTGGACCAACCGCTTGCGGTAGAAGCGGCGGACGTCGCCGACGCCTTCGCCGTCCATGTTCATGAGCGCCACGCTGAGCAGGATTTTCATATCCTCCGGGTCTTGGGTCATCTGCATCATCGACGACACCGCCCGCACCGTCGCCTGCCGGGCTGATTGCGAGTTGGGACCAACGTCGGCGTAGACGTCGAACTTGGCGCGCTCGAACGTGAGGCCCTCGAGGAGCTCGCCGTTCACGCCCTGCTTCGGGCTGTTGATCTTCTTGAAGGACGCCTCTCCTTCGTCGCTCATGACCCGGACTTGGCGCCCATCCTCGACGTAGACGTCAGCCGCCATCGACAGGTAGACGCGCGCCGTGTGGCGCTTGGCCTTGGCGTAGTTGGACAGGTAGATCGCCGCCATGCCGTCGACGCGCTGTTGCACGAGGCTGACAGCCTCACCCGACACGCCCGAGAGCAACTTCTCAGCCTGCTCTGGTGACCCGAGGATCTCGCGGATCTCGGTCTCGGTCTGGCCAATGAGCGCAGCGAGGGCAGGCGGGATCGTCGGGGGCTTGGTGTAGTTCTGCACGCCCTGCGGGATGGGCTGGCCGTTCTCGTCGGTGCCGTTCACCAACAGGTACGGGTAGTCCTTCAGGTTGTCTTGGCTCCACGCGATCTCATGGCCAGCGATCTGTTCAGCGGTGAAGATGGGCTTCTCCCTCGACGACAGCGCCGCGATTTCAGCCAGTTTCGAAAGCTGCATGTTCTTTAGCCGCTGGCTGTCCTTGACGTAGCGGACGGCGCCAGCGAAGCGCTCGATGTTGTCGACAAACCACCGCTTGCCGACGCACGGGATCACGGGGATGTACTTGCCTGCGATGACCTCGCCCTCTTCGATGATGCCACCACCGTCAAGGATCCACTTCACGACCTCCTTGAACTCGCGGCGCTTCTTCTCCTTGAGGCGCCAGCCAAGCGCGAACATGCGCTCGATCTCGTTGGCGAATTCGTCGTCCGTCTCATAGTCCTCGTCGCACAGTTCGCGTACCTCGCCGGTGGGACCGCCCCACACCTGGATCGACCGCTTGCGCTTCTCGATCCGGTAGTAGTCGCAGACGTAGACGATGTCCGGCGTTGCCCAATCGAACTGCGTCGACGTCACGGACTTGGGCCAGCTTTGCGGGTCACGATCGAACTCGGCTTTGTAGGCCGCTGGCGTCATGGGACGGATGACCCAGCAACGGCGCGCGTCGCTCTTATCCTGCTCCTTGGCGCCAAGGTCGAAGAAGACCGACGAGTCAGCATCGTAGATGGGCTCGAAGCAAATACGCTGGCGCTCGTCGGCCTCGTCGTCGGGGTCGATGTAGTCAGCACGCAACTGCCACGCGCCAAAGCCGCCCGTGATGGCCTCTTCGCTGCCGTTGCCGTAAGCCTCGTCGGCGCTGCTGTCGTACTCGTCAGCCCGCAGCTTGCCCGCGCACAGGTCAGCCAACTCGTCGTCAAGTTCGGCCTCGGGGTCACGAGGTGAGAAGCGAATCCCGATGTTGGCGTTGCGCATCTCGTTGATGATGCGCACCACGGCGGACTGGACCTTGTTGAATTCCATCTGAGGGCGGCCCTTCAACTGCTCCGACAGCGGGCCTTCCCACTGCGCGCCAGCGATGGACGCGAAGCGCCGATCCTCGACGCACTGACGGCGCTCGTCGGCTTGCGCTTCTTGGACCTCGTCAAACTCCTTGAGGGCTTCTTCATGGATTCGCGTGTTGCGGGCTTCTTTGGATTCTCGGGCCATCGGTCACCACCTGGATTCTGAGGGGAGGAGTTTGGGAG